TAGAACGATGGGCAAGGTTGATGTGCTGGCGGATTTGAGGCAGGCGCGCGCTGCGTTGTCGCAGAACGCCACCTATCCGGCTGATGTGGCCCTCGCGCGAAACGCGATTGATCGCGCGTTGTCCGCCGCTGAGTCCGTGATTGCCGAACGGGATGCGCTGCTGGAAACGCTGCGCCGTTATCAAGACGGTCGCGTGTTCTCGAACCTGCACACCCGCCAAGTCGCGCGTGCAATTTCGCACGAAGCCTCCGCCCTCGCCGCGCTGGAGGGATCGAAGTGAGCGGCGTTGAGGATGGCGGCGGAGGCTACTACACGCACAACGTGGCGCGCCTGAGCTTCCGTGACCAAGCCGCGATTGCAGCGATGGCCGCAATGATCGGAACCGCTGCCGGCCCTTGTCTGCATGGGCTGGAGGGCTACGAGGAATACACCTCCGCCGCTGCTTTCAAGATCGCAGACGCGATGGTCAAAGCACGCGCAACAGGAGCCAAGTAATGGCCGCACTGCATGTCCATGTCGAAGTTTGGGCCGCGAATGGCGCGCTGATTCGCGCCTACACGATGAACCACGACGACCAGTTGCAGCGCCGCGTGCTGGGCGAGCAATGCCGCAACGCATTTGAAGGCGGGCAGCGGATCGTCACTTATCCGGAGCGCAAGTAATGGCCGCACCACTTCAGAAAATCGTCGCCGAATACGTCACCAAGCGCGACTACGGCATTCCCGGCGATGACGCCGAATCCGATGCGCTGGCTGCCATCGCAGACCGCGACGTTGCGAACTGGAACGTCGGCGAGGTTTACGGGGATTTGTACGGCGGTGGTGATACGGCTGGCGCGCTGGATCGGCTGATCCGTGGCCGCTCGCCGCACTTCGGCGATGCATCGGTGCTGCAAACCCTGCTGCGTCGGCTCCAGTCGCTTCACCGTGACGTTGAAAAGGAAATGCACGCATGAGCGCAAGCATGTACCTGAGCAGTCCCTTTGACCGGCTCGCTATCGAGGCGGACGGCGGGACGGTCTGGATTCGCAGCCGCAACGATCTCGGCTATGCGGACAACACCATCGCGCTGCGCATGACCAGCGCCGACCGTGACGCCTTGCGCATTGCGCTGGACGCAATCGACACCACCGAGGCGGATGAAGACCTGGCCGTCGAAGGAGAAGCCGCATGAGCCACGTCGAGGACTACGCCGCATACGTCGGCAGGGAGGCCCTGTGGCGCGGGCGCTGGGTAATGATCGAGGTTGCCGATGCGGACGGCGCGGACGTGACCGACCAGGACGGCGGGAACCACAGCGTCACGTGGCGCGAGATTGACGTTATCGGAGCGCGGCCATGACCAGTGAGCAGAAGGGCGTGGATGTGGATGTGCGTGGTCGCTTGCGCTGGAAGCAGCAGCCACGAGAAACCGGACTGCGATCAATCGGCGCGCGTCCGCGTGGCTGGGATTTGCATGACGGCGTAGACGAATACGCCACGGTCTATCCGAACGGAGGCGGTTGGCAGTCGCAGCAGGCTGGCTGGTTCTGGGTCGCATTCGGCGAAGTCCCGCACAAGAACACCCACGACTCGCCGAAAGCCGAGGCGAGTGAGGCGAAAGCTGAGGCAATGGCCTACGTCAAAAAGCACCTTGCCGAGCGTGCGCCATGAAGCGCATCGACCGCAGCGCATACGGCGTGCTGATCGGATTCGGCGGCATGGGGTTGATCCTCGCCGTCGTCGCCCTCGCCCAGCTATTCGGCCAGTTCCGCCACGTCATGCCGCAGGTGCGCGAGTGGTTGCTGGTGAATGGCGATGCGGTGCGCGAGGTTTTGCTGCGGTGGGTGGCGTGATGCGCTCGCTCAACCAAAGCGATGCGCGGATGCTGGCCCTGCACATGGTCGCCAGCGCGAAGGCGCAGGAAACGCCTGAGTACCCGATTGATGGCTGCGCCGAGTCAGGCCGCATCGGTAGCAGTCCGCCTTACCCGCGCTACGAATGGAACGGAGACCAGCTCACAGTATCGGGCCACGCCTTCAGCGTTCGCGAGCTGCTGGACACGCTTGTCCGCGCAGTCGCGATGGCCAACGAACCGCCCCAGCGCGAACTCTTCGGGACGACCGCATGACCCCCTTTCCCCCTGCGGCGCCCTGTCAGGCCAGCAGGCACGCGCGATCCGGCTTGCGGACGGGTTGCGCGGTTTCTTTCTGATCGACTAACGAGGAATGACGATGGCTCGCAAAGCCCTGAGCAACAAGAACGCGCCGCGCAGCCTTCGGGTTGGCTCGCTGGCTTTCATCTGGCTGTTTGCAGACAGGTTCGACCCGACGCCGATGGCTTGGGGCTTCATCTATTCGGCGATGGCGATCATCGGCCTGATCTTGGTCATCGACTTCTTCACCGCCGACGACATCGAACTGTAACCCCTCCCCGCCGCCGCTGGCCCAAACGTACTGGACGCTCCAGCGGCGGTTTCTCTTACTGGCAAGGAAATGATGATGGATGTTCCCATTACCGCTGTCACCCGAGACTTCCCGGACGGATCTCTCGCGTTCGGCAATCCGACCATCGAGCCGCGCGCCTACACCGGCTTCGATGTCGGCCCGTTCTTCGTCCACTTCGCCACGTCGGACGATGCTCGGCAGACATGCCCCGGTGGGGCTGATCCTGACTGCTGGCACGTGACGCACCGCGCGAGCGGGTTCGCCGCGCAGAAGAATCTGGCAACGCACGCCCGCGCCATATGGCTGGCGAAGAAGTTGGCTGAGTTCGGAAGCTGGGACGGAAGCACGCGAGAGGAAGTCTTGGCCGCGCTGTCCGCCGACGACCGCGCCGCAATCAGCGCCCTGCGTGCCGATGCACTGTCCGGCGACTGCCAAGGCGACATGGCATGACCACCCCATCCCTCCCCAACTACAGCGCAGGTGCGCGATGAGCAGCCTTGCTCGACTTTCCCTCGCTCGCGTCGACGGCAACCGCCAGGTGCCGCACGTGCCGAGCAATGACGAGCGCGTGCAGGCCTTCCGCCGCTACCAGCCCGTCCAGTTCGCCAATGCCGTGTTCGGCCTGAGTAAGGCCGAGCGCTACGCCCAAGAACAGTGCGCCGATGCGCGTGCTTTTGACCCAGACAACCAGGAGTTTTGACCGTGACCGACATCGACGCCCTTGCCGCCCAGCTGCAGGCCGAAAAGATCGAAGAGGCGCAGGCCACGGCCCGCCGCATCGCTACCGAACAGAGACTGGTCGAGCTGGTCGGCGCGAAGGAAGAAGGCGACCAGCGCACGATGGGGCGCGAGTGGAAGGTGATCACCACCGGCGTGATCAATCGCAAGTTCGACGAGGCCGCGCTGGCATCGCTGCGCGAGCAGGTGCCGGCCGCGCTGTTCGACCAGTGCGTGCGCTACAAGCCCGAGCCGATCAAGGCGGGGCTCACGTACCTGCGCAACAACGAGCCGGAGACCTATGCCGTCCTGGCCCAGGCGTTGACCGCGACGCCCGGCAAGACCGGCGTGCGGGTCGAGTTCGTCGGCGCGGAACGGAGGGCGGCGTGATGTTCTGGATCGGGCTTGTTACCGGAATCGTCCTGACCATCGTCGCAGCGGTCGCGCTGATCGTCCTTTCCATTTTTGCCGAGAACTGACATGTCCATCTCCCTCTCCAGCATCTCCCGCACCACCCGCAACGCCCTGCCGCCGCGTGTCGTGATCCACGGCGCGCAGAAGATCGGCAAGAGCACGTTCGCGGCCAATGCCTTCAAGCCGATCTTCCTTCCGCTGGAAGATGGCCTGTCGGGGCTCGAAGTCGACGCCTTCAATGGCGGCTCGCCGCTGCGCAGCTACGACGAGGTCGACCAGGCGTTGGTGTCGCTCTACAAGGAGCCGCACGAGTTCGGCACCGTCGTGGTCGATTCCACCGACTGGCTCGAGCCGCTGATCTGGGCGCACGTGTGCAAGAAGAACGGCTGGGCCAGCATCGAGCAGCCGGGTTACGGCAAGGGCTACATCGAAGCCAACGCCGTGTGGCGCGACTTCCTCGACAAGCTCAACACGCTGCGCATGGAGCGCCACATGGCCGTGATCCTGATCGCGCACTCGGCGGTGAAGCGCTTCGAAGCGCCGGACAGCGAGGGTTTCGACCGCATGGAACTCAAGATGCAGAAGGGTGCGCTGGGCCTGATCGTCGAATGGGCGGATGCGATCCTGTACGCGCAAGAAGAGACCGCGATCAAGAAGGAAACCAACGGCTTCAACAGCCGCACGCGCGGTATCTCGACCGGCCGCCGCATCGTCAACTGCAACGCGAAGGCCAGCTTCATCGCGGGCAATCGCTACAACCTGCCCGACGTGCTGCCGCTCGACTGGAACGCATTCGTCGACGCCATGGCGCCGGCAGTCGAGGCCAAGGCGGCTTGATCTACGGGGCGAGCTAGGTCGATCTGGTGATCGACGCCGGGCCTAACCCCGGCACAGGCAGGTTCGATTCCTGTAGCCGCCCCACCCCTCCCCGCTCCACCACACCAAAGGAACCAACATGGGCAACCTGACCAACAAGTACGACCCGAACGCCGAAGCGCAGAAGGAACTCGGCAAGTGGCCGACCGGCGAATACCTGGTGCAGATCGTCGAATCCGACGTGAAGGCCAACAAGAACAACACCGGCGAGTACGCCGAGCTCGTGTACGAGGCGATGGACGGCGACAACAAGGGTCGCAAGCTCTGGGCGAACATCACGCTCACGCACACGAACGAGACCGCGCAGTCCATCGGCCAGCGGCAGATGGCGTCGCTGCGCGAAGCCACCGGCATCCTCAGCCCGAACGACACGACGGACTTCCACTACAAGCCGCACATCATCCGCGTCGAGTACTACCCGGTCGGCAGCACCTACGCCTACGGCAGCAAGAAGGGCCAGGCGCGCCAGTACGAGGAAAACGAGATCAAGGCCTGGAAGAAGGCCGATGGTGTCGTGGCCTCGGGAAACGCGCCGCCGTTTGCAGCTGCGGCGGGTGCGACGCCTGCATCCCCTTCTAGCCGCCCCACCTGGGCTGGCAACAAGGCCGCCTAAGCATCACGGGCGAGCTGCGCGTCTGGCCTTAGCGGGCCGTCCTCCTTCGCCGCGCCGGCGGTGTAGACGCAGCACCGGCACTTCCACACAAGGCGGCCCCGTGCTCCCCACGAGCGGCCGCCGCAACCCACAGAGAAAAGCATGGCCGCCCTGCCCGCCCCCAAGAGCCAGACCGTCGAAGCGATCTACACATGGTGGGCGGGCAAGCTCGGCCGCGTGTCGCGGCGCCTCGGCGCGTCGCAGATCGGCCGCGAGTGCGAGCGGCAGCTTTGGTACGGCTTCCGCTGGGCGACCATGGGCGAGGCCTTCGACGGCCGCATGTTGCGGCTGTTCAACCGCGGGCACCGCGAGGAAGCGGTGTTCGTCGAAGAGCTGCGCGGCATCGGCTGCGACGTTCGCGACGTGGATCCGAGCACCGGCGAGCAGTTCACATTTACGGCGGTCGGCGGGCACTTCGTCGCCAAGATCGACGGCGTGGCGCTGGGCGTGCCCGAGGCGCCCAAGACCTGGCACAACGTTAGTTTCAAGACCGCGAACGCCAAGACGAGCGCGGCGCTGGTCAAGTCCGGTGTGCAGGCGGCGAAGCCCGAGAACTGGGCGCAGTCGCAGATCGAAATGCGCCTGGCGCAGCTGGATCGCACCTTGTACCTGTCCGTCAACAAGGACACCGACGAACTCTACGCCGAGCGTATCCGAGCGGATACAGCGGCCGGCGCCGCGCTGGAAGCGAAAGCCGAGCGTGTCATCTACGCCGCCGAGCCGCCTTTGCGTATAAGCGAGGATGCCGCGTTCTTCAAGTGCAAGTTCTGCCCGGCTTCGGCGGTTTGCCACACCGCAGTTCTGCCCGCCGTCTCCTGCCGCACGTGCCTGCACGCGACGCCCGAGAAGGACGGCGACGGCCGCTGGTCCTGCGCGAAGTGGGGCGCGGACATTCCGCTGGACGCGCAGCGCGCGGGCTGCTCGGAGCACCTGTATATCCCGGCGCTGCTGGCGCGCTGGGGGCAGGCTGAGGACGCGAGCGAGGCCGAGGGCTGGGTTCAGTACAAGGCGGCCGACGGTCTGGTCTTTCGAAACGGGCCGTGGGGCTTGACCAGCTACACGAGCCGCGAGCTACAAGCCGCCTCGCCCGCGCTGATCCGGCACGAGGACTTCATGCGCATTCGCGGCGAGTACGCCGGGCGGATCACGGACGAGAAGGTGGCGGCGTGATCCTTCGCCCCTACCAATCCGACGCCCTCGCCGCCCTGTGGTCGTTCCTCCGATACCGCGAAGGCAACCCCGCCCTGGTGCTGCCGACCGGCGCCGGCAAGTCGCCGCTGATGGCTGCGATTGCCGAGGCCGCGGTACGCGAGTGGAACGGCCGCGTCGGCGTGATCGCGCACGTGCAGGAACTCGTCTCTCAAAATAGCGAGAAGTTCCGCACGTACGCCCCGCACCTGCCGATGGGCATCTACTCGGCCGGGCTCGGGCGCCGCGACCGCTTCGATCCCGTGCTGTTCCTGCAGATCCAATCGGTCGCCACACGTGCCTCGGTGTTCGGGCCATTCGACCTGCTGCTGATCGATGAAGCGCACCGGATCCCGCTGGACGGCGAGGGCCGCTACCTGCAATTCATCGCAGACTGTCGCCGGCTCAACCCCGCTCTGCGCGTCGTCGGCCTAACCGCCACGCCGTACCGGCTCAAGGGCCAGGCCGTGCCGGTGTGCGGCCCGGGCAACGTGTTGACCGAGATCGCGTACGAGGCGCGGATCCCCGACCTGATCGCGGGCGGCTACCTGAGCCCGCTTCGCAGTCGGCAGGGTGAGCGGCCTGACCTGTCGAAGGTGGCGATCAAGCGAGGCGAGTTCGACGAGACGCAGCTGGCCGCCGCGATGGATGATGCGGGCCTGGTCGAGCGCACGGTCGACGACCTGTGCAAGCGTGCCGCCGATCGCCGCGCGTGGATCGTGTTCTGCGTCAACGTGGCCCACGCCGAACACGTGCGCGACGCGCTCACCGCGCGAGGCATCGCCGCGGGACTCGTGCACGGCGCCACCGCCAAGGCCGAGCGCGCGCGCCTCTTGGCCGATTTCCAGGCGGGCACCCTGCGCGCGATGGTCAACGTCAACGTGCTGTCGGAAGGCTTCGACGCGCCGCACATCGACTGCGTTGCGATGCTGCGCCCGACGAAGTCGCCTGGCTTGATGTATCAGCAGATTGGCCGCGGCTTTCGCATGCATCCGGACAAGGTCGATTGCCTCGTGCTCGACTACGCCGGCAACATCTTGGAGCACGGCCCCGTCGACTCAATAAAAGTGCGTGGCGCACGGCCAGGCAAGGCGGCCGCGGTCGTCACGGCCCGCGCTAAGGAGTGCCCGTCTTGCTCAGCGCTGCTCGCGTTCGGCGTGCGCGTCTGCCCAGAGTGCGGGCACCAGTTTGGCAGCGCAGACCCCGCCCACCTCGACCGCCCGATCGATGCGCCGGTGTTGAGCACGGATCGCGAGCGTCTTGTGACCACGCACGCCGTGCAGTCGGTCAAGTACGAGCGGCACGCGAAGCCGGGCAAGGTGCCATCGCTGCGCGTGACGTATCAATGCGGCCTGCGCCGGTTCAGCGAGTGGGTCTGCCTGGAGCACAGCGGCATGGCACACGCGAAGGCGCTGCGGTGGTGGGCAGACCGGTGGAGCTTGGCATTCAACGGCCAGCCCATCATCCCCCGCACCGTCGAAGAAGCGCTCCCGCTCGCGTGGGGCTTGCCCTGCCCGAAGCGAATCACGGTCGATGAAACCGACAAGTACCCGTCGATCACGGGCCACGAGTTCGAAGAAGTGGCGGGCGTGGTGGCGACGCCAGCCGAACTGAAAGACCCGAGCAATTTGAAGCGCGCGCCGTCGTGGTTGCGCGCCGCCCTGGAAAAAGCCGCCTAACCAACTGAAGCCCGAGGGGATGAGATGGACATGCGAGACGTGAACGAATTGAGCGATGGCGACCGCGTGCGCCTGACTCCGAACGCCGCCAATCCGCTGCATAAGCGGCCAGTTGAAGCTACCTATTCGGGCGGCTATTTCTACTGCGACGGCACGAGTCCGATGGATGGCCCGGACTACTACTTCGGCGACGTGCTGGCCTACAACGAGCGTATCGAGGTGCTGCCATGACCACCCTGCCCGAAAGGCTGCAAGACGTGATCGTGAGTTTTCGGCGGCTGGCGAAAGACCACGAGATCAAGGCAGACAGGCCGCACCAAGACGACTCCACGCGCCAGTGGCACATGGGCACGGCTGAGGCATACGACGACGCAGCCGACCGCCTAGAAGCCGCCCAATCCCTGCAAGCGCCGGAGGGTTGGGTGCTGGTGCCGAAGTGGCTGTTGGAGCAAGCGTACGGCATGGCACGCGAGGGCTGCGAAGCGCCGATGGCCGCGTATCGCTGGTGCGAGCGGATCGACTCCATTTTCCACGGCGCTGAGTCGGAATACGAATACGCCGACTTCGCGCAACCGCTACCTCCGACATTTCCTTCCCAGTCGGCAGCGCTGCAAGCGGGAGAGGCGTGATGCGGGTCAATTCGTCGCTTGAATCGCTGGCCGCAGAGATACGCGGCAGCAGCCTTCCGACTGACGAGCTTCTTGACGAGTGGGCAGGCTTGATTGATCGCTATGCGAAAGAGCGGGCCGAACTGCTGGCCGGCACTAAGAAGTCCATCGGCTGCAAATACGACTGCGGCGGTGTAAGCCTGACCCCGCCTCAGATTGCAAAGCGCACAGGCATCACCTTGCAAGCCGTACACCAGCGGATCGCGGCAGGCGTGCGCGGCAAGGAACTTCTAGCGCCACGCTATGCGTACTCAAAGAAGCGAACAACCAAGGAGCCAACCAAGTGACCCCCTCAACCACGAACACCGCCGCCCTCCAGGCAGGCACCCCGTGACCGCCGCACTTGCGGGCAGAGAGGCGGGCGAAGCGGGGTTGGGTTGAACGGCTGAGGTCAGCCGAAACGCGTAGCGCAGCGAAGCGGTTTCGGCTGCACCGAATTGTTATGTCTCAAAACTGGAACCGACCATGACCCCAGCCGAAGCAAAAAACCTGCGATCAATGAAGGGCAAGTTTGTGCAGATCAAGTGGCGAAACCCGGATCACGACTGGCCCTACTACCGGCTGCTGGCGGTGGATGCAAAGGCCAGCACGATTAAGGTGCGCGGCATGGATTTCCCGGCGCAGTTCGGCGGCTACAAACATGACGGCGACGAGTTCCACGCGGATTGGAGCGAGGTGCGGGATATCGAGCCGGTGATGGTGCGGGTTTGAGACATAACACCGAGTTAAGCCGCGCTACGAAGTAGCGTCGGCCTTGAACGCCTTGTTAGGCGTGTGCCCACAACGGAGCGAGAAATGCAGACCTACACCGCAAAGCTGAAAACACGCGCGCAGATCGACCGCGAGATTCCGCGAGAGCGTCAAGGCTGGTGGCGTGACGTATGCCCCGGCAAGACGTTGTTCAACCTTCGCGATGCGACTGCCGAAGACCTTGCGCGCTGCATCGCCAACGAAGGGAGCAGTAGGAACCCGGCGGACTACCTGTGCGAGAACCTTGAACACGGCTGGCTGGTGAGCCGCGAGGCCGTGGCGATGCTCACGCCTAACGGTTGAGTTTAGGCGGGCCGCTGCCGGAACACACAAACCGCACCGAGACCGCGAAGCGGGCTCGGCTTGGACGAATAGTTAGACCGCGAACCGAGGAAATGACATGCGAATTGAATCAGGCCACCAGATGATGAATGACGTAGCGGAAGTTGCAGGCGACTCCGTGCGCTTTGTCTGCGACGACGGGCGAACTATGTTTGAGGTGCGGATTAAGAAGGATGGCGCAAGTCTGGAAGTGCGCAGCGTGGGTACCGCCAAGGTCAACGGGGTTTTGTACGGGACCACGCTGTGCGTAATCCCTCACGTTACCAACAGCATCACGGTTGCGGCGCTTCCATGCGATGCGGTCTAACAGCCAATAGCCCTCACATTTCCAGCATATCGCGCTCTGTTCATGTGGAGACGCAGCGGTGGCGCGGTATTCGTGGAATGGAGTCGTGGCAGGCGTTTGTGCTCGGGTAACACATGCTCCCCGCCGACGTCGAATGGATCAAGCGCGGCAATGTCAAAACTCTACTAATCCGCTGAAAATTAGTAGTTACGCGCGAAAGACCTAGCGCACCGCACCCCCGAGGCCGGAGACGGCCATGAGTGAGCTGCTGAGAATTGCAGAGTTGGTGCGAAGCATGACGAGCGGCACCTATGACGACACTGGCGAGGAAGTTTTCGAGATTCCTGTGCATGAATACCGCGAGCTTTTGAAGCTCGTTGAGCGAATCTCGGCCGACGCGGCGATGTTCGCTTGGCTTGCGCAGCATCCAAACCTTTACACCGTCACTGACCTGCTTCGCGCCGACCAATACGTCACCCTCCGGCGTGCGTGCGAGGCCCTGATGCCGTTCGACTCGGAGGCCGGATGATGCGTGGCTTTGGGTTTGTTTTTGAGAGCGGGCGGGTGCGGAACTGGTACTGCAACGATGACGGCGTGCAGAAATGGGCGGACACGGACGAACCCGTTACCCCGCCAACACCCCAAGCCAAAACCCCCGAGACGGGAGCCAGCCAGTGAGCGCGGCCGATGACGACGATTTTCCGGACTACGAGGATGACGACGACGAGGATCGCACCTGTCCAGCCTGCGGCGGCGATGGTGGCGACCCGATGAACGACTACGTGCTGCCGTGCGAATACTGCGACGGCGAAGGGAGGATTCGATGACCGACTCCCTGCTCAACGTCCACGGCGTCACCGGCAAGACGGGCCTGTCCAAGTCCAGGATTTACCAGCTCGTGCGCTTGGGCCGGTTCCCTCGCCTAGCAATGTCAAAACTCTACTAATCCAAAACTTTTTAGTAGTTAGCCCGTCGCACTCCCCGCGACCCCCGTCCGCCACCATGCGGCATGGAAAATCGTGAATTACACCTGAGAGCTAATGCTGGCGCGGTTTCGCCTCCAAAACAGGCCCAAAACAGGCAGTTTGGAATTACCCCCAAACCCTACTCCGCCAACTGGCGCGAACGCCGCCAGAAGGCCCGCGTGATCGCTGCTAGCTACCGGCCTAGGAAGCCTAAGCCGGTTTGGGATTCGCCGTTTTAGGGAACCAGCGTCCCGTCGCGCCGCTTGTTGCTGGATACCGCATTCGTGCCGGAGCTGACGCTGATCGAGTTCGCGTTCGTCGTGCCCGCGCCCGTGCAATCGTTGCCGGACACGGTTCCGTTCGTCGCTGTGCTTGGCAGGAAGATTCCGTAAAGCGTCGCGGTGTTCCCGACAGCTTGCGTGACGCGGTTGTTGGTCAGGCTGAATCCCTTGATGCTTTCTAGGTTGATCGCCGCCTTGCCGCTGCTCGGCTCAAACTCGCCGCAGTTGTTGACCGTGTTCCCGTCAATGTTTGCGCCCGTCCACGAAGCACCGTTGATGCCCTTGCCGCGCGTGTCGTGGATGTTATTCCCGGAAATCTCCATCACGCCGCTGCCGGTGCCGAAGGAAATGCCGGAGTAGTTAGCGGACGACGCGCCGGTCTGGTAAATCTCGTTCCCGATGACACGGACGTTGCGCGTGTAGGCGGTCTGGACTTGGTTGCTGCCGTTGTCGTAGACCGTGCAGCCGTGAGCATATAGACCGCCCGATCCGGCCATGAAAATGCCTTGCGCTCCGTTGTTGTAGATGGTCACGCCGTCCAACTCAAGCCCGTCGCTTTGGCCGTCTGCGAACGCAATAACCCGCACGTCCGATACGGCGGGGGCGCCACTCTGCGTTCCGGTGAACCCGGAAGCGAACGAGGTTATCTCCATGAAATCGACCGCTTGGCCGAGAACGATGCCGTTCGATCCTACGTGCCGAGACACAATGAAATAGCTTGCGGAAAGCTCTGCCGGCTTGGTCGCGCCGTTTTTCAGGTTGAAGTTCACCACCATGCCGACGGGGAGGTTCGTCCGGTCCCCGACGAATACCACGCCGTTCGCGTTGTCCGTGCCTGTCACGCCGAAAATATCAACATTCGGACGGTAGACACCATCGTCAAATTGAGTCCCGCCCGATCCTGTGCCAACACCGTATGCTCCGTTGTCGTGAATGGAGCCACCCACGATCTTGGAATTGCTGGCGAACACCTGCACGATGCCGCCATGCTCGTTGTGGTGGACGTGGCAGTTTTCAATAAGGGTTTGGTCTACGTCATCATAGAAGTTCGCTTCAATGCCAACGCCGGCCCCCGGCGCTCCGGTTGCGCCAGAAAGCTCCATGTTTCGTAAAACCCCACGCAAGCTGCCGACGACCGAGATATTGTTCCGCTTCGCATTCTTGGCGCTGCCACCGACTATCAAAATGTCTTCGCATTTTTGCCCTGCCGCACCTACGCCGATGTAGTAACAATCCTTTCCAGCGTTCCCAGCCGATGACCCGTCAACATGCAAATCTTGGAACTTGATCCGCTTCGACCCGGTGACAATAATCGTGCTGCTAAACGCAGACGTTCCCGGCAAGTCGTCGCCAAGCACTTTGGCCCCGTTGCCGCCTAGAATCGTGATGTTCTCGGACTCAGCAATGCCAATCACACTCACGCCGTTGAGCTTCTTTTTCAGCGTGCAGCTAGAGCTGATCGCGATGGTCGAATTGCTCTTTGGCGATACCTTCCCCGTGAGGACGGTGCCAGAGACATCCACCAGCCCGCGCTTTCCAGCCGAGGCATTGAAGAACGACTGCAACGCCGCCGTATTGTCTGTAGTGCCATCGCC